GGTCGCGGCGGCAGCCATCGCAGCCACAGCAATCGGCATCAAGCACTACACCGAAGCGCAGGAGCGCCACCGGCAAGAGCTTTTGCACATGGGCGATGGCGTTGAAAAGGCGACGGAAACCTACCGGAACAGCGTCCGCCAGATGAACGAAGTCGGAGACACCATCCAGACTATCCGCGAGGTTGAGATCAAGATCAAGCGCGGCGGGCTGACTACGAACGAAACCACAGCGATACAGGCCGAGCTTGCCGAGATCAATAGCCGGGAGGCATGGCTGACTGTGCGGCTTTCCGACACTTCGCTCAGCAAGGAAGACATCACCAACTACAAGAACGAGCTGAAAGAGATCAAGAGCCGCAAGGCAGAGATCCAAGCGCTGCTCAAAGACGGTTCTCTCACCCCCCAAGAGATCAGCGACTACCAGACGGAGCTGGAAAAGCTAAAGGGCCGCGAAGTTGAGGTGAAAGCTGCGCTCAAGGCCGGGACGCTTACACCAAGCGAAATCGCAGAATATCAGGCAGAGCTTGACAAGCTGAAAGGGCGCGAGGTTGAGCTGAACGCGCAGCTCGCAGCGAACCGCGTCACCGCAACCGAGGTACAGCAATACGCAAGCGAGCTGGCGGTGCTGAAAAGCCGCGAGGAAAAGATCAACATGGCGCTCGAAAAGGGCGTCACCGGCCAGCAGGCAGAGGAATACATGCGCGAGCTTGACATCATCAAGAGCCGCGAGGAAACGATCTCCCTCAAGCTGGAAGGCCTCGGCCTGACCACCGTTGGTATCCTTTATGCCGCGAGCCTCGTTGGAGCCATTGACGGCAAGACCGCAGAGGTCAAGATCATCATGGGCGAAAGCAGCTTGACGGCGGCAGAGATCAAAGAGTACACCGACGCGCTGGCCGGGATCTATAGCCGCAAGGCCGAACTCGACCTGCAGCTTACCGGAGCATCGCTTACAGCCGAACAGGTCGCAGCCTACAAGAACAACCTCGCCGGGATCGAGAACCGCACAGCGGAGATCGAGGCGAAGATTGCGCAGGGCGGGCTTTCCGCCGATGAAATCTCCAAGCTGTCGGATGAATACCAAGCCTTGAAGACCAAGGAGGCCACGATCTCCCTCATGCTAAGCGGGCAGGGCTTGACCCAAGAGCAGCTTGGCGCGCTCACGGAGGAATGGGAAGGCCTCGAAACCAAAGAGGCAGAGATCAACGCGAAGATGGCCGAAGGCGGCATGACCGAGAAGCAGATCAAGGACGTCGCGGACGCCATGAAGGAGATCGGCAGCAAGACCGCCATGCTGAACGTCAGCTTCGCAACGGGCAGCCTCACGCAGGAAGACCTCGAGGGATACAACAACCAGCTCGACGCCATGTATAAAAAGCTGGTCGAGCTAAGCGGCGGCCAGTTCACGCAGGAAGACTTGGAAGCCGGGCGTCTCACCAAAGAGCGCGAACAGCAAGTCATGGATACGCTGCGGACAAAAGAAGCGACTGACCTGCTCAATCTCCAACTCGAGGTAGAACGCGGGCGGACGACCATTGGCGCGCAGGTTCAGGCCCGGAGTGGCTACGAAGCTGAATATCAGGCAGCACAACAGGCGCAGGACAAGTTGTCGACCGCGCGCGCGAACCTGATGCAGCTCGAATCGGAGCGCGCAAACCTCGTCGCACAGGATGAACTGAACTGGCAGCGCGTCGAACTGGGGAACATGTCGGAGGCCGATTATGACCAGTGGTATGAAGGAACTTTCATGCCCGGCATGAACGCCATCCAAGGCAGGTACGAGACGGACGTTGTCCCCTATGCCGTGGACGCGAACGGCAACCATGTTATCAGCCCCTTGTCCCCTTACTTCCACAACCTGCTCGGCGACGACGCTTTCACGGACTTGATCGATACCCTGATGCAAGCGGAACGGAGCGCCGCCGAACAGACGGCAGCCTCAAAAGGCGTCTACGATACGCAGAACGCCAGCCTCTTAAAGCAGTACCAAGGCGAAAAGGCGCTGATCGAAGGCCAGACCTTCCAAGGGACGCAGCTCGCGGGCATGTCGCTTGAAGAAGTGGCGGCCAGCTACGCCACGCTTGACGACGCCGGGCGGCAGATGTTTGAGGACGCGGTCTTGGCGCTGAACACCCTGAACGCGCAGGTGGATTACCTCAGCGAAGGCGAGAAGACTCAGGCGACGGACGTTGTAGACCTCGCAGCTAAGGCAGAGGTCATGCAGAATATCCAGACGCAGGTTCAGTCCATTGCCGACAATTACGCGGGCATGACGGACGAACAGAGAGCCGCTTTCGAGGCGTCCGAGGAAGGCGTCGCCGCGCTCGCCAACGTGAACAGCGCGCTTGAATCGATTGGCGCGGACAAAATCGAGAACCTAAGCCAGATTAACACGGCGCTCGAAACCCTATCGACCATCGACCTATCGACGTTCTCACTCGCAAACGCGCAGGCGGCATTCTCGGCGCTAAGCGGTGAAGCGAGCGGCCTGAAAACGAACGTTGACAGCCTCCGCTCGTCGCTGAACAACCTCGACGGAACCAAAGCGACCGTTACCATCACCACGGAGCGCGTCACGAACTACACCACGAACGGAAGCACGGTGAAAAACGCGAACGGCGGAATCTACGACGGCGCGTTCCTCTCGTGGGTGGCAGAAGACGGCCCCGAGGCAATCATCCCGCTCAGCACGAAACGGCGCGACCGAGGGATCGATCTCTGGTTGCAGGCCGGGCAGATGCTTGGCGTTGCGGAGTTTGCCGAGGGCGGCATCCTTGCCCCGTATACCGGCGTAATCGAAAACCTGCCGGACGACGCTTGGGATGGCGGCGACGGGAACCCGAAGCCCATCGCAACGGGCAGCAGCGGCGGCAACACCTTTACGATCAGCGTTGCGGCAAACCCGACCTTCGAGATCAGCGGCAGCGACAGCACCGAGAACATCCTCGACAAGCTCAAATCCAAGCAGAAGGAGCTGGCGGAAATCCTCGGCGGCGCGCTCGCGGATCAGCTCGAAGACATCGTGGCGAACATGGTATGAGGAAAGGAGCCTGACAGATGGACTTTTATCTGACGAGCTTGCAGTCCGGCGAGCGGCTTCGCTTTCCCCTACTGCCCGACCGCCTGAACGTTCGGACAGGCGCAATGACCGTCGCGCTGAACATCATCAAAACCGGCGAAGTCAAGATACCCCGTGGGTCGATACTCACGGGGTATTCTTGGAACGGGATACTGCCGACCGAGACCATGCAGGACATGTCTTTCGTCTACGACTGGCAGCCGCCCGCGCGGATCATTGATCTGCTACGGAGGTGGGAAGACGAGGGTCAGACGCTTCGCTTCATGGTCACTGACCTGTCCATTAACGTGGACGTTTTCATCGAGGCGTTCACCTACGACTATTACGGTGCGGGGAACGTTTCGTATACGATCAACCTCACCATTCGACGCGAACTCACCATTACAACCGTGCCGCCGAAAACCGACCAACCCGCAACGGAAGACAAGCCGGGGAGCAGCGACAGCGGCAGCGATGGCAAGAAGTACGGCACGGTCAAGCTGAACAATAAAAACAGCTCCCTCAACGTCCGGCAGAAAGCCTCGACCAGCTCGAAGTCGCTTGGCAAGCTAAAACACGGTACGCGCGTGGAAATCCTCGGAAAGAGCGGGAATTGGTACATCATCCCCTACGCCAAAGGGACAGGCGGCAAGGCCTACGTCCATAAGAACTACATCAAGCTCGACGGAAGCAGCAGCGGCGGCAGCAGCAGCGGAAGCTCAAGCAAGAGCGGAAGCAGCTCTAGCAGCAGTTCGAGCAGCAGTTCAAGCAGCAGCACGTACAAGGTGAAGAAGGGCGACAGCCTTTACTCCATCGCAAAGGCGGTGCTCGGCGACGGTTCCCGCTGGCAGGAAATCTACAACATGAACAAGGCAGCCATCGACGCGGCAAACAAAGGCCAGACCGTCAGCAAGTACACGCTGGCGCCCGAAACTACGCTCAAGCTCCCGGCGAAGAAGTCCACGAAGAAGACCACCAGCAAGGCCGCGAAGACCGTCAAGAGCGCCGTCTCGACCGTCGCAAGCGCCGTGCAGAGCTACGTCACCAAGAACCCGAGCAACACGGTCGTCAAGGTTGTAACGAACGCCGTGAAGACGGCTTCGAGCGTCCTCTCAAAGGTTGCCGGCCTATTCAAAAAATAACGGAAGGGCGGTGCGAGAATGGCGACGATAGACCTCTCAAAAGTGAAATATTCTGTCGTCGCCATTCTGGCGGATGGGCGACAGCTCCACCTTGACGAAGTGGCCGAGAACATAGCTTGGGAGGAAAACGAGAAGGAGCTGGCGGTCAGGCTGAACCTCGCGCTGCGCGACGTTCCGCACGACGACGGGCGGCTTTCCAGCCTGCTCGCCCTTTGCACCGTAGTATACCTGTACGCGGATTGGGGAGACGGCCAGCAAGAGATCTTCCGGGGAACGATTTGGGAATGGGAGCATTCGCAGATCAAGGACGACGTCATCATCCTAACCGCCTACGACCTGCTCTATTATCTGCAAAAATCCACCGACAGCAAGTATTACGCGAAGGGGAAAAAGACCAAGGCGATCATTAGCGACATACTTTCGACTTGGCAGGTGCCGATGGGCGAATATACCGCGCCCGACCTTGCGCACAAGAAAATCCTCTACAAGAACAAGACCATTGCCGCCATGCTTACGGAAACGCTGGAAGACGCGAAGAAGTTGGGCGGCGAGAAATCATTCGTCCGGGCGACAAAGGGCAAGGCCGACGTCGTGAAGCGCGGTTCCAATACGACTGTTTACGCTTTCACAGCGGATGCGAACCTTATTCAATCCAAAGACAAATACAGCATGACCGGCCTCGTCACCCGCGTCATTATCACAGGCAAAGACGACAAGCAAGGCCGACCCAAGGTTGAAGCCAAGGTAGACGGAAAAACGGAGTACGGCATCCTGCAGAGCGTCATCACCAAGGGCAGCTCGTCGCTCAAGGAAGCGAAAAAGGAAGCGCAGGAACTTCTGGACGAGAAGGGCAAGCCGGAGCGCACGATCACGCTGCAAGCGCCGGACTTCCCCGCCATACGCAAAGGTGACATGATCCACGCGACAACCGACCGGCTGACCGGCTACTTCTACGTCAAGGGCGTATCGCATAACGCGACGAACATGGCGATGCAAATGGAGGTCGAACCGGCATGAGCAAAGGCGACAACAGCCCCGGAATGAGCAGGCTCGCCGGGGTACTAAAAGGCATTGCGAAGGACGCGCAAGACAAGGCGCTCGTCCTTGATTTCGGCGTCATACAAAGCGACAAAAGCCTGCTGACAAACACTTACCCGATCCCGATTCCAATGTCCGATTACGTCGTCTGCCGCAGCCTCAAGCGGCGCACGGATTCATTTACCACAAACACGGCGAGCGGCCACAACCACAGCGGGAGCGTCACCACCCACGAAGCCCTCGCCGCTGGCGACCGGGTGCTTGTAGCTTGGGTGCAGGACGACGCCGTCGTGGTTGATGTAATCCTCGACGCGAGCGTGGTATTTTGAAAGGAGGCGGGAAACATGGCGGATGCGCTTTATCCGGTATTCGACATACCGAGCATAGATACGACAAATAACGAGATGGAGCAGGTTTTCAAGCCTGCTCCGCTATTCGATTTTGAACTGGGCGATTTCGTCCGCGACGGCGCGAACCGGGTCGTCATGGTCGAGGGGCGGGACGCCTACATCATATGGGTGTTAAAGACGTTAAAAACGCAGCAGGGCGCTTGTTTGAGCTATACAGACATAGGCATTGACTACGAGGAAGCTCTCTCAGAAACGCCCAGAGAGGCCGTACAAGCAGCATTCGAGAGGACGATCACCGACGCGCTCATGGCGCACCCATGCACGGAGCGCGTCTACGATTTCGAGTACGCTTGGGAATCCGACAGCCTTTACATCGCGTTCACGGTTAAGCCGAAGGCTTGGGCGGCGTTCGACGTTGGGCTGAACGTTTCGGACTAGGAGGTGCGAAGGAGCATGGAGTTTGATACGACCTATACGCCCCCGGAGATCCTCGCGGAGATCGACGACGACGTAATCCACGAGCGGATGCTCTCAAACCTTCCAGACGACATCGACAAGACAGAAGGCGGATTCGCGCACGACTTCACGCGCCCGGCAGCCCTTGAAAAGGCAGAGCTGATGATCGCAATAAACGACGCGATACAGCTCTTTTTCCCGGAATGGTCGTACGGCGGATACCTTGACAAACTGGCGGCGGGCGTCGGACTGACCCGGAGAACCGCACAGGCGGCAGAAACGACCGTCGAGATCACCGGAGCGCCCGGCACGATCATTCCTGCCGGATTCCGGTTTGCAACCACGGCGACGGCGATCTCGGACAATATCGAGTTCGAGGCGAAGGAATCCGTCACGCTGGACGAATCCGGGAACGCCACAGTTCCGGTTCGCTGCACGGAGACCGGCACCATTGGCAACGTTCCTAAAAACAGCATCACGCTGATGTCCTCGCCCGTCGGAGGCATCGCCACCATCACGAATCCAACAGCGGCGACGGGCGGCGTCGAGGATGAAGATGACGACGCACTGCGCGAGCGCATCAAGGAACGCGACCTCAATAACGAATCATCGTTCGTCGGGAACGACGCCGATTACAAGCGCTGGGCGAAAGAGGTCGACGGCGTCGGAACCGTCATCGTGGTACCCGAATGGGAAGGCGAAGGAACCGGAACCGTGAAGCTGATTATCATGGACTCAAACGGCGAAGAAGCCAACCAGACCATCCTCGACAACGTATACAACCACATCATTTCCCCGGACGACCGCGACCAGCGGCTCGCGCCCATTGGCGCGATCCTTACGGTGGTAACGGGATCCCCGGTACAGATCAGCATTGCGGCCACGGTTACGCTCGAACCCGGCGCGACGATCGAGGCAGTCGAAGACGCTTTCAAAGAGGCATTAAAAACCTACTTCGACGAAGCGAAGGCAGAGGCGAGCGTCCGGTACACCCGCGTCGGCAGCGTTCTTTCCGAGACGCCCGGCCTATTGGACTACAGCGACCTGACGCTCAACGAAGGGACAGCGAACGTCCCCCTCACCACGGACAATTACCCGGTCATTCATACGGTCACGCTTACGGAGGCGATTTAGATGAGCGGCACGAGACGGGACGAGATCATTACGAGTACATCGGCAAACCGGATGCTTGACCGGGTTTCGCCTATCTATAACGAGAGCTATGTTGGGCTTTGGATTTTTGAGGCGATCGGGAGGGAGTACGACAAGCTATGGGCCATAATACAAGAGCTTCCCGATCAGCTCTTTCCAGAATCCGCCACATGGGCGATTGAACTATGGGAAAAGCGCTACGGAATCATACCGCCCGCCACCACAACACTCGAAGAACGGCGCAGGAAAATCCTTGCCGCGCGAAGTACGCCGAGCCCGTTTTCCCCTGCCGCGCTGCAGCGGTTTATACAGCAGCTCATCCGCAGGCAATCGGAGGTTGTCGATCACATCGGCCCGTACACGTTTGGCGTTTACATAACGGCGAACGACAGCATGGACACTGCTGATTTCGATGCGATCA